ATAACTTAACACATCCCCAACATATGAAGCCATTTCCATAAATAGCATTCCAGGAGATGATTCATTAAAATCTGTATAATCATTTGGAAAATATTGTTTGGTAAAATCTATTAAATTTTTTCTAAATTGACCAAAATCTTTTCCTAAATATGATATGTCTTTTGTTATCTCCATAAATTACCTATTCTATAGTTACAATTCCATTTTCTTGTGCAAAAATTGTTATTACTTGTTCTGATCCTGATCCATTAACTGTAAATGCAATTGTAATTTTTATTTTATGTATAAGTAAAGGATCATCTTCTTGTGTTATTATCTCTAAATTAGAAATATCTATATACGGTAACCAAAAAGAAACGGCAGTTGTAATTGTTTCTTCAATAAATGATTTTAATCCTTCATTATTTGGTTCAAATAAAGCATTTAGCAAGTCAGTACCAAAATTTGGCTGCTCGTATCTTTCTCCCTTTCTTGTTAATAATAAACTTTTAATATTTGTAGATGCCTGATCTTCTGTTGTAAATGTTTTTCGAAATATGCCATTTCCGTCAAATGGAAATTTTACCCCTATAGCAATGTCAGGAGTTAAATTTATATCATTTGTTGGAATAACACGATAGCCCATTATTTACCTTGCTTTCTATCTATTGCTTTCATTAATGCAGAATAATCTTTTGTCATGGCTTGCTGAATTACAGGATCTACTTTCATTGACTTTCCTGACTCAGGATCAGTCATAACAGCTGTTTGTTCAATATTTCGCTGCATTGGAAATGTTTGTGCATTTTTAGATGTCATAACAATATCTTCTGACATTAATGATGCATAATCTGATACAGTTCGTGATTCTGTCAATTGTTCTGTTTCATTTAATATATCTGCAAATTTACTATTTTTAAATTTAGATTTATTCAATGACTTACTTTTTTGTTTTACCGGCTTTTCAGTTATTTCATTAACTGTAGATTTTAATCCTTCTTGTAGGATTTCGGTTAATTCATTTTTTATAACTGTTTTTAATTCTTCTCGTATAACTTTACGTAATATTGTAATAAATTTTTGTTCCATACTTTTATTCTTTTTTTATAAATATTAACATTAGAAATTTACGGGGTCTGGCCAACCAGAATTTGTTTTAGGACCATAAATTTTATTTTCACTTGTATCAACATAATAATCTCCAGACTTACCTAAACTATTATCTGGTGGTGTTGTTCCGGTATATGATTGTGCCGGAGCTTCTTGTAACGATGTTAACAAATCTTGTTGTGATTCAACTAATTTATTAACAGTTTCTAAATATTTTTTCATATCATTTGTAGAAACATTTGTTTCAGTATAAAACTCAGTTCCTATAGTAGCATCTTCTATTCTACTTTGTTCTGACCCCCAACTTATACCATCTGGATTTTGATATCCTCGTCCAGAATAAAACCATGTACCATCTCCGTCATTAAATGGGGATGGTGGATTCGGAGGCAATCCAATTGGCTCTCCTTGAACTCCTGATCCAGATATCAATATCCATCTACCTCCAGGATATCCTGGTATTGTGTCTCCATAATCTAAATCATTGATTGCATTTTGTAAATTTTCTGTTCCTGATAATGCGGAATCCTGATTACATGCTTGACTGATAATATTAGCAACAGGAACTAATTTTGAAACAGCATTCTGTAAACTTGAATTAATTTTTGGAATAATACTTTGAATTAATTCTTCTACGGCTTGATTTGCATTTGCAATTGTTAAAGTTTGAGCAAGTACTAATTCTTGAGCTATAAGAATTGGGGCAGCTACTGGATTTAAAAATTGTATAGCTTTTATAGAATTTGCAATACCAATTATTAAATTAAGTCCAGAAGTTATTTTTTCAACTATAGGGACAATTTCTTGAAGTTTTGTAATTAATGTGTTTACTTGTTCAATTCGTTTTCTTAATGCTTCTATTCTAGGATCATCACATTGAATATCATCAGGTAATGCAACTGCTTCTTGTACAGCTAATATAACTTGGTCAAGCGCTTGATCTAATAATCTGGTAATTTCTCGATCCAATACATTTGTTAACTCAAATGGTATTCTAGGTATTTTATCTAATGGTGGTGTTAACATATTATGTATCCAAAAAATGTTTAGTACTTCTTATTTCGTTTATTGTGGCCCGCAATGTTTGTATATCAGCTATTCGTGTTGGTATAGTTTTTCCTGCACTATTTATACCGCCTGCTTGTATGATATCCAAAATTTTTGTTAATACGGATTCAAGTTTATCTCCTAAAATCATAGGCTCACTTGCATTATCAGATCCAATTCGAACTCCTTCATTTGCAATTAATGATATTCTATTAGAAGAATTTAGTATTACAGAATCACTTTTAGAATTCAATATAATTCTATCTGCAGATCCTATTAATTGGGATGTATTAAATTCTGATACTGCAGTGTGTTTATTAAAATCTAATTGTATTCCATTATCTGATATTTGTTGAGTAGATGTTAAATATAATGAAGCTTGATCATCTTCAAATGATTCTACAACAAACTCTTTGTTCTTTTTATTCAATTGTCCATTGGATAATATTATTATTGGATCTGTGCTGTTAGCTCCCGAATAATTAGGTATTTTAGTGTAACGTTCAGAATCATTTTTTCCTGTACTACCTAATCGTATACTATTGCCCCATCTGCCTTCGATTAATACATCACCCTCAAATGGTTGTAACGGAGAAATAACTTGTTCATCAAATTCTTGTCCCAATGGTTTTTCTGCTATATCTTGCGGTATAGGATTAACATCATCACCTCTATTTCTAGCAATACCAGGTAATGAATTATTATTTATTCCTGATTGTAAAGATATTGCTGGAAAATAATACCATTGTCCTCGCTTTTTGTCTGTTGTGCTTTCTTGATTAATTGATCTAAATACTAAAACATGTTCACCAATTAAAGGAATTTGTTTTATATTAGAGTTTGCAGGCCTGGCAACAAATGGTTGTTGCTCTTCTTCATTATATGATCGTACACTAATACTAAATAAATCATCAGTAGTAGATCGATCTAATTTACTTGAAGCGTCTGCAGGTATCCATTTATATGTTTTATTATATACCTCAACAACTTCTGCTAATCCAAATTCAACTGAATTTTCATAGATCATCGTTTTTCTCCAATGATTTTTTTACATTTGATATTTTTTCTTGAAGTTCTTTTTCTTCTTGATCAATTTTATCAATTTCTTCTGATAATTCTTCTTCAAAATCTTTAGAAGCCATTTCCAATAATTCTTTCTTTTCATCATCACTTAATAATGAAGACTCGCCACTTATAGTTTGAGTAGTGGAAATATATCTTTGTGTTATAGCTGTTAATTTTACTAAATGATCATCATTCTTAACAGCTACATCTAAATATTCTTTAATTAATGGTACAATTATAGTAGCATCCGATGCAGATCTAATTAATGGTTGTAGTTGTGATATTAATTGATTTATTTGTCTATCTTTTTTTCTTGAATTATGATAAACATCTGACATTAGATCAGAAAAAGTCTTACCTTTAAATAATTCGTCTTTAATGTCCATAATAGATCCTTTTAATAATAAATATCAAAAGGGTAAATTCACGAACTCATTTTGTTCGTATTCTTCAAACTTGGTATTATAGATATTTTTTAATACCTTAATTACTCTTGTAATATTGTTTGTTTGTAATCCCGTACGTTCTCTAATAAAAACATATAATGCTTTTTTATTATATTGTTCTATGTTTTCACGATTTTCAAATATATGAAGAATAGAATCTGCAACATGTATATCTGATTCATTAGTAAAAATAAAATTTAAATTGTCAGAACAATATTGAACATATGCATCCATGAAATATCGTAATGTGTCTTGCATTTCAGCGTTGTGCATTTCTGTTTGAACATTACGTTGTTCATCAATATTAATTGGTTCGGTAGTTTTCTTTAATTTTGAATACCCTTTTTGATTTTCTGCAATTAAATAATTAAATGCAGTTCTTGTATAATATGAATATGCTTTTCCTGCATTAGGATTAAATTTATCTAATCGCATAGTTAAATAAGTAACAAGATCATTTTGTAAATCAACAAATGAAGAGTCAATATATTCTGGCTTCATTTTATTAATTAAATTTTCAGTTAATTTCATGAAAGCTGGATAAATAAATCTTCGATATATTTTTTCTTTGATTACTTGTTTTTCATCGCATCTATTATATGCAGCTACAGAATATTCTGTTATTTTTGTCCAATACCTATTACTTTTTTTCTTCCGTCTCGGCATTAAATTCCTTTTCTAAATTTGTTATAACGTTTTTTAACATAGTAAATGTTGTACCTGCTTCATCATCTTCTTTAAACGCTCCTTTATGATCTATTTTTTTCATTTCAATATATGTATTTCTAATTTGATCATACATGTATTGAGACATATCTTCTAATTCTCGTATATATTCTTCTTGATCTGCAGTAACATTAGCTAAGGTTAATGCTCTCCAACCAAAATAAATTATACTTCCTGATAGTAATACTATTGTTATTATTTCTATTATCATGACTGGTTAAATGTTTTAAATATATCTGATATATCATTTTTAATATCAGGATTTTGTTCTGCTAAATTTTTAATAGCTGTTTTTTTAGTAGCTTTTGCCTTAGCGCTAACTGGTTTAGGAGAATTATTTTTATGCGATCTCCAATGCTCATATTCTATTTGTGAAGCCATATGATCTGCATGGTGTAATATTAAAGGTAAATTAGTTTTTAATTTAGCTTGTGCTGATCTAGCAATAAAATATGGTTTATTAGCTTCATCATATACTCCATCATGTATTTTTATTGCTTGATATTCATTCCAAGATAATTTTATATCATATTTTTGTAATAAGTAAATAGATAGATCTGGTACCATTGTGAAAGGAATATTTTCATTGTGTTTATACATTCTCCCCATATTTTTTCTATGCCAATCAGATGTTTCTACTTGATATACTTCTCTTCCTTTTCCTGGAA